AAAATTAGATAATTGTAAAGAAGATATAAATAATCTTGGTAAATTTGTAAGCAAGGGTTTACTAGAAAGAATCCAAAGTATTGTTGAAGCGAATTTTCATCGAGTTAAATATTCTGAAGCAATTCAAATTTTACAGAAAGCAACTAATTTAACAAATCCAGTAGTTTATGGTGAAGATTTGTGTTCAGAATTTGAAAATTACTTAACCGAACATTTTAAAGGACCAGTATTTGTATCTCATTGGCCTATTGCTATTAAAAGTTTTTACATGAAACAATGTGATGATTTGATAACATGTGAAAATTTTGATCTACTTATGCCTTATAAAGTTGGTGAATTAATTGGTGGATCAATGCGTGAAGATAATTTACAGAAAATGTTGGATATTATGGAAAAGAAAGGAGTTAATCCAGAACCATTACAATTTTATCTCGATTTACGAAAATTTGGTTCGGTACCTCATGGTGGATTTGGATTGGGTTTAGATAGAATGTGTATGATGTTTACTGGTATGGAGAGTATTAAAGATGTCGTAGCATTCCCAGTTTATTATAAAAATTGCAATTATTAAAAAACCTTAGTTTAAAAAAAATTGATTGTATATTTTCTTATTCATTTATGATCATATTAATGACAACTAAATTAAATACTCAAGACAATATTGTAGTCAATTATTTACATAAATTATGGAATAATCAGAATTCAGTTATTCAAACACTACTTGATAATAATATAATTAATCGAGTAAATGAACAAGTGAATGAACAAGTGAATGAACCAGTGAATGAACCAGTGAATGAACCAGTGAATGAACCAGTGAATGAACCAGTGAATGAACAAGTGAATGAACCAGTGAATGAACAAGTGAATGAACAAGTGAATGAACCAGTAAATGAACAAGTGAATGAACAAGTGAATGAACCAGTGAATGAACAAGTGAATGAACAAGTGAATGAACAAGTGAATGAACAAGTGAATGAACAAGTGAATGAACCAGTAAATGAACCAGTAAATGAAACATCAGAATTAAAAGAATTAGATAAAATATCAATTAGTATTAAAAATGAAAGTACTTTTAAAAAGAATGTTAAAGAAAACATAGATAAAATTCGAGAAATAGGTTTTAGAGCTTATAAAAATATTGGATTAGAAAAAGAAGTAAATTTAATTGTAAAATCAGTAACAGATAATGAAATAAATCAAGTGTATAATTTTAAGGTATCTGATGATTTTAACAGAAGAAATATAATGAAAGATATTTCAAGATGTACAATATTTCCTAAATATAAATCAGGAGATGTAACTAAACCGGAAAATTTTAGATATTTAGTAAATCATCATAATGTAATTAAAATAATTGATCGTTTATGGTGTATTGATTTGATAAATAGTTGTGGTACTAATCTACCAGATAAAAATATTTATAAAGCTAATTTAGTAAAAGCATTCAATGGATCAATAATAGAAACTGCAGTAGAAAATACTGAATCAATTGATGCAGTTGTATTATTAGATATATCAAAAGCATTTGATTCTCTTGAATGGGATATATTGGAACAACTTTTACAAAGTAATTTATCCAGAAAAACATCTCAAGAAAAAGCAAAAGTATTAGTAGATCAATATATGACAATTTTGAAAAATAGAAAATTATATTATAATAATCATTTCATAAGTATTTCAAAAGGAATACCAACAGGATTACCTAGTTCTAATTTAGTTTTTACTTTGGTATTAGAAGAAATATTACATCGATGGTTTATAAGATACAATTTTAAAAATTATGAAGATTTTATAATGTCTATTTATGTTGATGATATTCATATGAAAATACTTAAAAAACAGAATGCAAATAAAATAATAACTAGTTTAATTGATTTTTTGGTATTATTTAAATTGAATATTAATAAATTAAAATCTCGAGTATGTCCTAATTTGGAAGTAGATTTACCAAATAAATTAAAAAGTGAAGATTTTTATTTGGGTATTCCTTTTACTAGGGATATTAAGTTATATGGTAAATTAATTTTATCTGATTTTCAGAAAAATAAACTAAATTTATCTTGGATTCAAATTTATGATATTTTATGTAAAGAAAAATCTGATGATACTACAAGAAAAATCGTTGGATATTTTAACTATAAATTAAATCCACTTTTAAATAGTGATAACGAAAATTCTAAAGAAGTCATTAAAAATTTTATTTTCAATAATTATGCTAAAGAAGAAATTAAACAAAGAAAAACTAAAAATTACCTGATATTTGCAACCGGTATCTTTATTGTAACTGTATTACTTTCAAAATTTTATAATTAAAAAATTGATTTATATTATTATTATAATATAATTGATATATGTAATTTGTATGTTAGATGTAGATAAAACTTATTTAGATAGTAAGTATTTAGATTTTTATTGGAAAAGTAATATAATTGTTAATAAATCTAAAACTAAAATAAATGAATATAGAAACTTAAATTTAGGAGATGATATTAAAAAAGAAAAATTGAATAAAATAAATAAAAATGTTAATAACTTAATTATTAATGATTCAGAAGAAAACAATAATAATTTCAAATATACAAGTATTATTAGATCAAATAATACAAGAAAAAATAACAAATATACCCTTAGAGAAGAATATAGTAGAGAACAAGATACAAATATTAGAATCAATGATAAACAAAAATCCAGTGAATATAGAACATTTCAAAAATATTCTGATACCAGTGAAAATAAAAGAGAAATGCATAATTTGTCCGAGAAATGCAGAATACATGAACATAACCTTAGAGAAAGAAAAATTTTGTTGGATTCATTCTCAAAACCTAAACTATTAAAAAATTGAAATATAAGTATCTTTCTTTTAAACAATATATCTAATGAGAAAACTAAAGGAATTAAAAGAAATTCACAATATTTTTGTTGAATCTATAACAGATCTTGATAATAAAATTCAGCTACAAATGAAGAAAATAAAATTAGAATATCAAAAAAATGTATCTGAAGAAAAAGTTAGATTGTTAATAGAAGTTTGTAATGGTGAAGGTTTAGATTTTAGTATAATTAAGAATAAATATTTAAAATCTAAAGAATATAATAATTTATCTGAAAATGAATCATTAAAGAGCAATGAAATTAAAGAAGAAGATTTACTTGATAAAATAACTTTTGGTGGAAAAGAGTATTATTATGAAGCCAAAGAAAAAGGTTTAGTATATGATTTAAATTCTAAACTGGTTGGAACTTTTAAAAATGGAAAAATATTTTTAAATTAAATTAATTAATTGAATCATTCTAAGAGTTGATTTTTTTGACCATTTATATTTATTCATAAATTGATTTATATTAGAATCTGATAATTTTGTTCCTTTAAAAGTATCAATAAATGATTTAAGATCTGTATATCCACCTAATAATAAGTTACCTTTTGAATTGAATTTATTTAAATAAATTTGAGGAAATGTTTGTATTTTATTGTTAATATACTTATTTTTTTCTATTTGAGAAATCCAATGAGTCTGAGAAGGTATTTTATGTGATTGTATTAATTCATTTGCTGCTATTGAATAACCACAATTTTGGAGTAATATTAATTTAAGAGAATAATTACTCATTACTATATATATATATTTGATATAAATTATATTAATATAATTAAAGAATATTTTCTATTTTCAACTAATAATGACTGGAGGATTAATTCAATTAGTAACTACAGGTATCCAAGATTCACCAATTATTGGAAATCCAGAAATTACTTTTTTTAAAACAATGTATAGACAACATACAAATTTTTCATTATGTCAACATGAAAGGAACATTGGAACAATTAATTTTGATAAAGAATCATCAAAGATTATTGAAAAAAATGGTGACCTTTTATATAATCAAATTTTTAGAATTGAAATACCTTATTTTGATATTATGAAAAAAACCATTCAACAAACCCAAAATATTTTAATGGATACAGGTTACAAAAATGGTTATAATTTTAGTAAATTATCAGTTAATTTTATGAATTCTTACTGTTTGATATATTATTTGGAGAATAATGATTCTTGGTATATAATACCTGAAAATTTATTTAAATTATCATCTTTTACATCATTTAAATCTTTAATTGAATCTATTGAACTTACACCAAATTTACTACCAGATTATATTCGTACATCAGATTTAAATCAATTTGTAACTAATTATCAACTAGAAGACAATGATAAATCATCAATAATAAGTATTTTACGAATTACATCTAATTTCTTTGAACAATTTTGGATAGATTGGGTAAGTAAAACCGATGATATCAATATGTTAAATCAATTGATTACAATCAAAAGTTTTTATAATAAATTGAATTTATTTTTGAAAAAAAGAATGTTTGATATTTATTATTTAAAAAACAATTATTACAAAAATCAGGATTATTTTGATTTTTCATCTAATGTTTCATCAGAAGAAATTATAATTAAAACAGAAACAGAAAGATATTTTGAACATTTAAATTCAAATATCAACGAAAATTTAAATTTTGACATTGATATGGCAAAAAAATATTGTAAAGATAATTTATATGATTTTAATGATTATAAGAAAAATATTTTAATTTATAATTCATTATTAGTTTTATCTTTAATAAAATTATTATATTCATCATCAGAAATTTATACTTTTTGGAATAAATATGAAATTGATCAAGAAAATTTACCTAATTTAAATATAAATTTGAACGATTCAAATATTCAGAATGAATGGAAAGAAAATATTAATAAAATATTAAATGATACAATAGGAATAACATCATTAAAAAATCCATTATATGAAAATTTAATAAATAATTATTATAAAATAGAAGAAAAAAATAAAGAAAATTTCAAAGATACTTTTAAACAAATAGAGGTTTATGGAATATTTAAAATAAAAAAAATATATGCATCTTTAAAAATATTTATGGATAGATTTTTACTAATACCTGATTATCAACTTAATTTTAATAATGGATATATTAACAATAGATATCCTGATAATAGTGTAAAACAATTTTATTTGCAAAATAATTATGATGAATTACTCAATAATGAATTACAAAAATATCCAAATTTAATATCTGATCAAAATAAATTAAGTAATATAGAGAATAAAAATTTATCTCCAGTTGATATTCAAAATATATATGGAGTTATTGCTGAAGAAGCATCTAAAGTTTTATTTAATTTTGTAAATTTTGATCTTGGTTTAAAATCATTAATTGTTTTATGGAAAAATTGTGTCATAAATAGATTGTATAAAAGATATTTAGATTATAGTTCATTTGGAAATAAAAATGAAGGATTAACTGATTATGGAGGTTCTAGATTATTAACTTTTTATTATTCTTTGAATTTAACAAATTTATATAACTTTAAGGAATTTTCAAATTCATTCTACGAAATGTTTTATAAAAATAGTTGGATAGGAACATTAAATTATAATATTAATGATTTTTTAAAATTAAAAGAAAATATTAATTACATAAATTTACATACATTAAATACAACAGATTTTACAAATATTAATACAAATAATAATTTTGTTAAATTAAATATTTCAAATAAATACACTTATCAATATTTAGTTGACCAATATGATAATTATAAATATTTGATGGAACCATTTGATAACTATGATAAAAAAAATTACAAAAAAATAAGATTAGAATTGTCTACTAATAAATTATACTTAAGATATGATAATTTTTATGATGAAAACAGTCAAATAAAGTTATGTTTATTACATAATTCTAATACCAATAAACAATTAAATTTAAATAATTATGAAGGATTAGGTAAATATGATAAACTGGAATTATCATGGTCTTCATTAGAATATAAAATAATAAATAATGAAAGAAATTTTAATAGTTTATATCTTGTATTTAGTGATGTAAAGTTAATTATTGATAAAGAAAAAATAAACATATCAGACTATTTAAATCAAAAAAAATTATTATTAAATAATTTATTATTTGAAATGGATGTAAATTATGAAACATTTGTTCCTATTGTTTGTTTTAGTAATGAAACAATAAATTATCCTAATATTGAAGTTAAAAAATATTATTTATTATCAAAATATAACAATAATAAAATAAGACTATTAAATATTGAAGAATCAGGATATGAAGTTTCAATCGATAATTCTGTAGATAATGAAAACAATCTTAAAATATTAACAATTAATTACATTGATCCAAATAATAAAATAAATCCTCCTATTTATTTAAAATGTAGTGTTGAAGATTCAAAAACAAATTATAGTTTAGACATTGGAACATATATTTACAGAGTAACATTTTATAATTCAACCGAAGAGTCATTATTAGGAGAAAGTGTTAAAATTACAATTACTGAAAATAACAAGTTAATAAAATTAGAAGAAATTCCTATATCACTAAATTTAAATGTAATAGGTCGAAGAATTTATAGAACTAAAGTAAATGGTGATAAATTTTATTTGTTAAAAGAAATAAATAATAACCAAATCACAGTTTTAATAGATGATATTACCGATAATAAACTAGGTATTGATTATAATATTGATTCATCAATTAAATATATAAATATTGCAGAAAATAAAAGTCTAGTTACAAAACAAATTGTAAATTTGGTTAAAAACGATAATTTTTTCATTGTTAAGGATTTAAATGGTAAAAATATTATTTTACCAAAAAATTATGATAATATTTTAGATATTTACATAGAAGTAATTGATTTAAATAAAAATAAAGATAAATTTAAGTTGATTAAATCTAATGATTATACTATGGAATCAAACGGTACAATAAAGTTAAAAAATGAATCATATGATAAAAATTATCTTTATTGGTTAGTAAACAGTAAAACATATCAAGAAAATATTAAATTACTTCCAAATCAGAAAAATGTTCCTTTTAAATCTACTGCTTTTAAATTAATTAATTTTGAATCCGATACTATAGATTCAATAGAAGCAGGTTTATATAAATACAAAATAAGTTTTTACAATACAATAACAGAAGAAGAATCATTATCATCAAATGAGATATCAATAAATATACTAAATAATAATCAGATAAAAATTAGTGATTTTTCTCCAATATTTGACAAAACATTTAATAGTTGGAAAATTTATAGAACCAAAAAAAATGGAAATATTTTTTATTATCTTGATAATATAATTGAAACAGAAAACAACTTATATATTGATAAAAAAAAAGATAATGTATTAAATAATGAATATCAAAATGTTAAATTAAGAATAACACAACCTATAAATACACATCTAATTAATAATTTTACCAGACAATTATTTTTAACTGTTGAATATCCAAATTGGCAGACTGGAGCTGATACATTAAAATATAAATTAGAAGAAGGTACTTATAAATATACTATAACATTTTTAAATATTAATATTAATGAAGAAACAAATGAAGAAACAATAACAGAAGAAACTATTAAAGGAAGTGAAACAGCTATTAATATTTATGTCCCAAGAAATTTAATATGGATGTATTATTCTAAACCCACTGGGAGAGTTAAAATTACTATTCCTAATTCCAATAATCCAAATGTTACACACATAAATATTTATAGAACCAAAGTAAATCAAAATGACTTTTTCTTATTGAAAAAATGTGAAATAAGTAAATTAAATTTATATGAATATATAGACAACGAAATTGATGAAAATTTAACCGTTCCAATCCCTCCTTCAAATATAAAAATAAATACTTATAATATTTTAAAAATATTAAATACAGAAATAACTCCTAATTTACATTCATTTATTTCTCATTCAACTGATTTAACATTTGCAAATGAAAAACATATTTCTGATTTAAATGATTATCTATTTAATAAGCCATTTATAATGTTAATTAATGATAAAGGTCCTGATATTTTTAATAGTTTAAATTCTCTAAAACAATCCTTACAAACAACAAATGCTTATTTTTATAATGTACCATTTAAAATTAATTCATCTTCAATTATTACAGTTGATAATAAAAATTCATCATATCTCATACCTTTGTCTTCTCAACAGTTTTTTAATAAAACAGATTCAAAATATTATTCAGTCGATTTAAAAAACAATTTAATAGTAGAAACCCAAGATGAACAGATAATTCAGAAATCATTTAATCCTGCATTTGATGAATTTAATATTTCAAATATGTTTTTAAACTCAAATAATTATTCATACATTTTAATTGATCAAATATTAGAAAAATTCAATGATGTGATTATTGCAAATCCAGAATTTAAATTATTAGTTAATTTAATTGATAATATTAACAATGAATTTATTAGTATTAAGTCTATTTTGGATTATAATAATTTATTTGGTTTAACTACTAAAAAAATTTTAGTTAATTTAAAAAATATTAATAAAGTATCTGACGCTTTTAATGATAAAATATATAATATTGACTTAATATCTTATTCAAATTTAGACTATATAAAATATTCTCATTATGCACTTGAATTGAAAAATAATGAAGTAAAAGATATTAATAATATAAAATTAAATATTTATGATAGTGATGTAAATTTAGCCAAGTTAAAAATAATATCACCAGTTTATCAATATTATGATGCAAACAAAAAAATATCAGTAAATTTAAAAGACTATTTAAAAAATGTTAGTTCTTTTTTTAAGGAACATATAGAATTTATCAATAAAAATTTAGATTATTTGAATATAACAGATTCTAATAATTATCAAGAACAATTTTTATCAACTAATGAAATAACCCAACATAAATACAATAATTTTTACGAATATGATAATACTGATAATCAAATAAATTTGTTACATCCAATCATTGAAAAAACTAAAATATCAAAAATTAATATTAAAACTGATAATTTAATTACAATTAATAATTTTAGTATAACAAGTGATAAAACAATTACAACAAACGAATTTAATGAAAATATTTTGCAAAATAATTTTAATGATTCTAAATTTAAATTTGAAAATAGAAATGAATATAAAACAGATAAATTTAATTATTTAGGATTGTGTCATATTGATAATAATTATGAAGTTAATTTAGATGATAAATATATTGTTTCAAATGGTATAAAATATTTTCAATTAGATGATAAAAAAATATATTTAGGTACAGCTGATAATACTTTAGGAAGATATTATTTAGGTAAAAATAATAAAGAAAATAAACTTTTGGTCTCTTCATTTTATTGTTCAAATCCATATGAACTAAAATTCGGAGATTCAAATTTATATTTAGAATTAGAAAACACAGAAGGGTATTATTATAAATTAAACATTATGTGGGATAAATATAAAGAAATCACATTGAATGAAGGTAATGTTCTACCGAATCCATCACAAAATCAATATAATTATTTTAATAATACATCTGATAATTTATTATATTATTCAGATGGAACTAATTGGATTCCAAGTCCAAAAATAGTAAATGCAATAATTAAAGTTAGTAATATACCAAATTATTTAAATAAAGTAGTTTTAATTCAAAATAGTGGATATTTTATTTGGGGAATACAATCAAATCTTAATATTGAGTGTTTATTTTATATTAATAATATTTATCATGAAGGAATATTAGAAAATAAAAATAATAATAGTGCTACTTTATATTTAAAAACTAAATATGTAATTGATATTAATTTTAATGAATTATTTTATTCTAATAATTTAAAGAGTCAATTAATTAAAAATATTACAGTTGAAGAATTTAAATATTTTAATTTTGAAAAGAAATTTAATAATTTGTTTGATTTTGATTATTTTAATTTTGGTAATAAATATTATACTTCAAATGAAATTATTAAATCTACAGCACCTCAATATACTTATAAATCAAATCCACAATTTACTAATGAAACTTTAACAACGATAGATTCATTTTTATATAATAAAATATTTATGTATATTAATTCAAATGATTTAAATGATTTTACTAAGATAACAGCTAATAATGGAGATTTAACAGTTTTTACTGAAATAGAAGCAGAAGAAAGCCCGATAGAACTTAATTCAATAGTAGAACCAAAAAAATATGGATTTTATATCTATAAAAACAAGTTGTCTAAATTTGGTGTTTGGAATGAAATTGTACCAATAGTAAGCACAATAGCAGTTGTGTCAATTAATCAACCTGTTATTAATGGACTTTATATATATCAAGACAAGTTGTTTAAATTTGGTGAATGGAAAGAATTAGATGCAATAGTAAGCCCGATAGCAGTTACTTCAATTAATCAACCTATTTTAAATAAATTTTATATATATAATAACAAATTATTTAAATTTACAGGTACTTGGAATCAAATAATACCAATAGAAAGCACAATAGAAGTTGAGTCAATTGATCAACCTATTATTGATGAACTTTATATATATCAAAACAAGTTTTATACATTTAAAGGTATTTGGAATGAAATAGTAGCAAATCAAAGCCAGATAGCAGTTGAGTCAATTGTTAAACCCATTATTAATGGTTATTATATCTATCAAAACAAGTATTTTAAACTTAAAGGTACTTTTAATCTAATAACAACTGGACATTATAGAATAATTTCAAAAACATCATATAATAATGAATTTTATATTATCAATTCAAATGGATTTATAGTTTTGATTATTATAAAAGAGAATGAATATATTTTGAATAATAATAAATTATATAAGAGAGTTAAAGATAATAATAATAATAATTATATTTGGAATATAATTTCATCTGGAAACTATTTAATTAATTCAAATAATCTTTTGTTCAATAATAAATATTGTTCAATATTTAATGATCAAATTATTAAAAATACAGTTCAATGTTATAAAAAAAGTGATTTTAAAAAAATTATTGCCAACAATGGAGATTCAACAAATAATAATATTGGTTCTAATAATGATTATATAATTGATAATAATAATTTATTTAAAAAAAGTAATTCAAAATGGAATTTAATAACGAATGATACTTTTATAATTAAATCAAATAACTTAGATTTTAATAACAAAAAAGTACAAATTAATTTAATAGATTTTATAGAAATACAAGCAGAAGAAACTATTTCAATAACTAATTCACCTACTTCTAATGGTTACTACATCTATCAAAACAAATTGTTTGAATTTACAGATAATTGGAATCAAATAACAACTGGATTATATAAAATAGAATCAACAAATAATAATTATAATAATCGATTTTATTTAATTGAATCAAGTGGTCTTTTAAATCAAATATATAATAGTTTAATATTATATGATAGTAACTATAAAAAAATAGACTTTATTTCAATTTCTGCCAATGAAGGAAATATTTGGAAAAGTAAAGTTATATCTAATAGTTATATAATTTTCGATAATAAACTTTATATTGGTGTAGATAAAGAATGGAAATTAATATTAGGAGGTTATTATAAATTTCAATCTAATATTAATTTTTGGAATAATAAATTTGTTAATATTAATATTGATGGAACTATGAATGTAGTAAATAATTTCAATCAAATAACAGCCAATAATAAAACAGAAACAGTATCTGAAAATCAATATGTAATTGATAATAATTTATTATATCAAAAAATTGGATCTCAATTAGTTAAAGTAAAATCAGATTTCTATTTATTATTATCAAATAATTCAAATTATAATTCTAAATATGTTAAAATAACTGATGGAAAAATTAACATTGTTTCAAATAAATTATCAAAACCTAATCAAAATAAAGTTACCGTAGATTTATTAACACCAATGACTATAAAAAATTCAGTAGTTTATTCATATTATCAAGATTATGAATTTTCAAAAAAATTAAAAGATATTGATTATGATAATTGGATTTTACTTATTGATACTGATATATTAACTAAAAGACATTTTATGTTAAAAGTAAATGAAATTAAGAATAAACAAATACCATGTGCTAATTATAACATATGGATTTTACCAATGAAAAATTTACCAATTATTAAACATTCAAATCAAGATATATCAATAAATCAAAATGGTGAAATAACAAATTTGAATAATTTACAAGATTATTCATACTATTTAATAAAATACAATAATTCTAGTTATATTTATTATTTTGAAACAGGTAATTCAATAATTCCTAATGATATTAATATTCAATATAACTTGAAGGCACCTCAAAATCAAACTATTAATATCAGAGAAATATTTATAATAAATAATGATATATTTAATACTGATTTTAAACAATTAGTAAAAATTTATGATACTCTAAAATTTAAAGAAAATTTTATTAATAAAGAATTACAATTATCAGTAAACCAAATTATAGCAAATAAAGGAACATCAACAGATAATACTGTAGGTAATAATAATGATTACATAATTGACTATAATAATTTATATCAAAAAATAAATTCAGAATGGAATATTGTAACTAAAGGAACATATTTAATTAAATCAGATAATTTAGATTATGATAACAAGATTTTAGAAATAGACTATCAAAAAACCATCGAAATAATTGATGTTGAAGACAATATTATATTTCCAGAATATCCAATTGATAATGTTTCATATATCATAAATGGGAATATATTGTATAAATATAATAATAATAAATGGAATGAAATATATGCAAATGTAAGCCAGGTAGAAGTTGAGTTAATTCCTGATCCTATTAAAGATAATTTATATATATATGAAAACAAGTTGTTTAAATATACAGGTACTTGGTATCAAATAGAAGTAATTGTAAGCCAGATAGAAGTTAAGTCAATTATTCAACCTGTTATTAATGGATATTATATCTATCAAAACACATTGTTTAAATTAGGTGAATGGGAATTCGTAAAAAAAGGATATTTTAAAATTAAAATAGTTAATAATAATGATAGTTATTATAAAAATAAATATATTTATATTGGATATGATTATAATATTTATGAAATTAAAAATAGTTTAAATTTTGGAAATAAAACAGAATTATATAAAGGTATGACATATAAGTCTTCTTATTTAAAAACAATATATGATATTAAATATTTAACAGAAATTTCAATAGGTCTTGAAGGTGATAATTTATTTCTAGTAACTTTATTTTTAAAATCAAAAACAAATTCATTATTTCTAAAATACCCGATTTTTTTAAAAAAAAAAGAGGAAGTATTTTTTCCAAATCTTAAAGTATATTTTAATATAAATGAATCTAATGATTATAGTATAATTGATCCAAATGATGTAAATGGTACTAAATATAATAATTCACTTATACCTATTAATTATGATAAAATTATTACTACAACTTTAAATCAAACAAAAATAACAATAAATGACGATTTAATTATAGGTAAATTTTTTGATATTTACGATGGTTATGAAATAAAATCATTATCACCGTATTTAGAATTTAATCCAACTACAAAAAATTTAAAGATAAAATCTGGTTATGATATTTATAATGATGATTTGAATAATCAAGTTAATTTCTTTCATTTTTGGAAACTAGAATTAAAAAATATATCAACTGGATATACAAATATAATAATATTTTGGACATTTTTTACTAAATCAATAAATTTAATTAAAGAATATTTAAAAATTAATGTAGATTCTACATCTGATCCAAAAATTGGGATATCTCAACCATATAGTAATGAAAAAATTAATAACTTTGGTAAAAATCATATACTAATAGGCTCTTACCCTGATATTTTTATACAAGATATTGATAATTTATTTATAAAAAATATTGAATTTGAAGGCAATCTTGCATTTAAATATTATACAGATACCAGACATGAAAATAAAAATATAAAATATGAAATAAAAAAAATAAATTATAATTACATTAATAATAACAAGCCTAGTATTGAAAAACTAAGTGTAAATGTTTTGAAAAATATAAATACAAAACAATACAAAAATCTATACGATAAAATTATGGTTTATATTTTAATATGTTATGATGATAAGGAATTGAAGACTTTAACTGTATTTTTAAAATCTGAACTTGATAAATACACATCATATTTTACTAAAAACTCATTATCTATTTATTATACAACCAGTTTACCACAGTTTGTAAGCAATCCTATAACAATATATCCATTATCTTTAAAAGATAATACTTTATATTCAGTAAATAATTGTAATAAATTATATCTTGAAATGGGTGAAATTATTATTATTGATGATAATTATTTTTATGTTGAAGGCTTGAATGTATTTACTGATAATTATGACTTAAAACTAATAAGAACAGGAAAAGATTTAATATATAAATATTGTGGATATTATACTATTGGTAATTATTTGAGTAAAAATAATAAGATTATACCAGATTTAAAATATGATAATATTAATACATACAAATCTTTAAGTGGTTATAATGATGACTCTTATGGTGAATTATATTATTCGAATATTATGTCAAAGGTATTTATTAAAAATGGAGGATGGTTAGAATATGAAAAAGATATTAATATTTTAAATGAATCATATTTAAATATTAAATTATTACATAATCAAAATAAATTATATCAACTAGATAATTTTGTAAAATTAAAAGTTTTAGATAAAATTATTGATGATAATCGAACTATTTATGAAATAAAAGATATTAAAGATGGAGAAATAATTTTGGATAAAGATTTGTATGAAAGTGATAATTTACTAATGAATTTTAGATTACCGTATCAACCATTTAAGAATAAATACATCAACTTTGATTCAAATGGTAATATTTTATCTGAAATTATTCCTGATAATCAATCTATAATATTTGATTACATTATTCCTATAATTGCTAATAATGAATTAACTACATCTAATCCTGTTGAAATTAACACATATATATTTGAAAACAATAAATTATATAAAGGTACTACTGATTTATGGAAAGAATATAAATTAACCGATCCACCTGTAGATGGAACTTATTTAATAGATAATAATAAATTATACATTGGTACTAATATTGAATGGAAAACTGTTAATGGTAATTATAATATTAAATATGAAGATTATTATGCTGAAATAGATGGAACATTAAATAAATATGAAAATTATTTAATAGATTATAAAATTAATTATATTCATGACATATTTTATATTAAAGATGAACAGAATAATAGAGTAAATCAACAAAACAAATATTATAAAATTAATTCTTATCTCCAAATACCATACTTTGAAAATCAGTATATTAAAACAAATGAACATGGAAAAATATTTTCATTAGATAATAATTTGTTTGTAGTTAGAAATAATAAAATTAATGTCGATAGTACCTTTTTACCTGGTTTTAGAAAAGTTAGAATCTGGGAAACAGATTATTGGTCACAATTTGAAAATGTATTTGATGTACCTAGTAAAGGTGAATATCATATTGATGATAATTACCCGTTTAAATTAAAATTAAAATATGATAATTCAATAGGGGTAAATAGATTTTATTTTAATAAAAAGGAATTAATAATTAATAATAATATTTTTTATTTTTTACAACCTATAAAAATTAGTGGTACTTATAATTATATCAAGTCTATTATAACTTATGATGATGATCCATTAGTTGTTTTTTATTTATTAAATGATATACCTTATACACTTTTACAAGATCAAGAAATAGATATTATATTCTCACCTAAAAAACCAAATAATGTAAATTTATATTCTCAACTCAAGATAAAATATAATTTTGGAATTCAAATTGATAATTACAAAGAATTAAATGATGAAGTTGATTATAATAATACTTATAAACAAATTGAAGTAATTAGATATATTCTTAAAAATGATGAACTAATATTTATTGAAAAAATACGTAATTACAATCCTATTATATTTGAATATGGTAAATCTATAGAATATAATGAAAAAATTAATAACATAAATAAATTAGAAGGATATACTAATGTATATTTTTATAAATATAAACAAATTGATTCAGATGGAAAAATTAATAATTTTGATACATTAATTGGATCATATCATTTAATTATAGAGAAAATAGAAAGTGGTGAAAATATACATTTAGCAAAAATAATATATCCTAATAAACTTAAGATATACACTAAATTCACATCATCTAATAATGATACAATAGTTAACAGAGTTTTTAATATGAAAATAAATAATTTTCAAGAATTTACATATTCACCATTATTACTAACAGAATCAAAAAATTTAATAGAAATTAATAATAATAAAGTTGAAATAATTCAAAAATATAACATTAATTTATATGATACACCCGATATTTTAATCAGCAATAATATAACAACATATAAATATAAATTTAAGGAATTAAATAATGGTATAAATCAAATTTTTCAATACATTTATACTGATGAAAAATTAACTAATAGTTGTAAATTAACTGTTGAAAATAATAATAAAGAATATTCGTTTATTTCTAATAATTATTTATCAAATGATCTAAAAATTATTTATACCAAATTAGATAATTATTTAGTTAGTACTACCAAAAACAAAAATTTAAAAACAACTAAATTATTAAATGATAAATCATTAGAAAAACTTATAAATTCTAACGTTTTAGATATTGAAAATTTTACTTTAAATATGATTGTATCAAAAATTAGTCCATCAAAACCATTATATTATTATAAAACATTAGATAATACTAACTTATTTACATTACAAACCAATCAAACATATTATGTAGATAAAAATAATTTATTGATAGAATTTATAAATCCAAATAATAGAATTATATTGGTTAAAAATGTTATAGATAATGATAAAACTGAATTAAGTAATGATTATTTTACATCTAAATTATATGTTGAAAATAAGATAGATACAAGTTTAATTCTTGATTCAAATATACTATTTAATGATGTTAAACAAATGAAAATTAAATTATTATCTAATAGTTATATTGATGATTCTTCAGTATTTAATTATTTAAAACCGTGGGAAAATTGGTCCTTATTAAATTCAATAAAAAAAATAAGTCGGCTTTCAGATTTTTGTTATTCTGGAAAATTATCTTTTGATGGTACAAAATTAATAATTTTAAATGATCAAACAGGAAAATATATTACAATCGAAGAATATAATAAATTAGGTAAATTTATAGAAAATGTTACTAAATATCAAAAATCAAAAACAAACTTTTTAATTATGAGAAATGAAATTGAACCATATATATTAAATAATTTAACTAATTGGTTATATAATCCATCTTTTTTTCTAGATGTAAAAACAAATATAAATACTTTTTTAAATATGAAATTTGCAGTAACTTTTGATGGAAATAATATTTTATTCAATGATGATCTTAATGTTGAATTATATAATAATGAGGTAGCTAGTTATATCACAAATGAATTTACATACGATCAAGTTGGAAAAACAGTTTATAGATCAGATGATTCTTACAATAAAATTAATGTTCAAATTAATAATTGGATCAATAAAATAACAGATAATAACATTAATACAAGATTCTTTGGAGTTTCAATTCATAAATTATGTAGATATTTGGTAGAAATAGGTCAACAATTAATTGATTTGATTAATTATTTTAATAAACCTTTCATTGATACACCTGAATATTTTTACAATAATCCTCTAAAATTTATAATAAATAAAATGTGGGAAAAATATAGTAATAATAGTAATATTAATTTGTTGAATAAAGAATTTTCTGATAAAATGGAATTAAAATACAACATTGATTACATTAATAACATATTATCAAGTATTAATTATTATAACAATATTACATTTGGTCTTACTGGTATATATTCTAATAATATATATAATAATTTTACTTTTTTAAGAGAATTTACAATATCTAATTTAACCAAATACGACCCAAATATTTTTGCCTATTTAAAACCAACATATAAATTATTAACTAGTGAAATCTATCCATATAAAATAAATTTTAAAGGTAACGAAATTATTCCTAATAAAACATACTCTATAGATTTTCTAAACGGTAAAAAAATTACAGAGGATATTATAATTACTAATCCAGAAATTTATACAGATCAATTAAAATTTTATTCTAGTTATAATATTAAATCTACAGATTTTATAGTTGTTAAACAAAATAATGAATTTACAATAAAAGAAATTACAATTTTAGGAACTAGTTATTTAATAAAGTTTAATAATGATATCAATGTAAATAAAATTGATCAAATCTATTATAGAAGTTATAATTTACCTATTTTATCAATTAATAACACTAGTTATATTAATATTTTAGTTCCATATACCAATGATGAAAAGAATTTATTAAATGAAATTAATATTAATGATTCATTTGAATTGAGAAATAGTATTGGTATTAAATATGTTAAAATTATTAATAATAAACAATATTTGTATTTTTATTCAAATAAATTTGTTTTTATTGAAAATAAAACAGTAGTTAAAACAAAATCTAATATTTATATTCTACATAATGATGGTATTGGATATTTTATAAAAGGAATAAATATTGAAAGTACAGAATATGACATTAATATTATAACTATGGTTAATTTAATAGAAATTAAAAATATGAAAGAAATTATGATAGATTTTAAAACTGAACCTTTAATTACTGATTCTAAAAATAGACCGGTTAATGATAATATAATTATACCATTTGAATATGAAATCTATAATAGTACAAATAAAATTAGTATTAATCCTATTAAAATAAATACATATGGAGATGGAAAAATTATTTTTAATTTTACTAATGACGACTATAACAACATAATATACTATGATTTGAAAAATTTTGATAAAATTAAACAAGTTAAAAAAGTTGATCATGAAATAACCAATAAAATAAATAATATTGAATTATATGATGAATATTTATATCAATTTGAAAATTATATTGAAGGAACTAATGATCTAAATGATACTAAAATATTTTTGTATAATAAAGATAGTACTAATTTACAAGACCATGATCAAATAAATGCTGTTAATGGAATTTTTGAACCAACCTCAAATAAACTAGATAAAACTTCTATTTTTATAAAAAAGAACAAAGTAAAAAATCAAACTATATTTTCAGTTAAAAAAAATTATACTAATTTAAATAATATTTATTTCATTCAAAAAAATTCATGGATTATTCAAAGTTACAATTTAGATTCAAATATGATTACAATAGTAATTTCTAATGATTTTAGATTTTTATTAGAAGGTGAATATTATTACCAATTTGGTAAACAAGGTCAAGAGAAAAATATCCTAAAATATGATATAAAAATAGAATCTATTAATAATATTTTATATTTATCATTCCCATGGATACATGAACCTATACAAGGTAATGCTAATTTCTTTCAATATTATATAGAAAATAAAATACCAGTTACTAAGCCTATTAATAACAGAAAAGCTAAAATAACTATTGATTATCCATATCAATATAAAAATAATGTTTTATTTTATACTCTACCTTATTCAGGAACATGTAAAGAATTTGGTAATTATTTGTATAAATTAAAGACACTTGATTTATCTAATAATAAATTAACTATTACTGAAAATAGTAATTATAATGGTGAATATGAAGGTGGTATTTGTGATGAAGTTATTTATTTATTTAAATCTGGTAGTCAAATTAATGGAAAATTATTTGATAGATTTTTTGATAAAGATGGATATATTTATTTAATATTTTCAGTAGATGAAAAATTAGACTTGTCCAATCAAATTATTTATACTTATAGATTAGCTGATTTTGTTGATAAACAAATTTTAAAACTAGAAGAATATCAAACATCATTTAATTTAGTTGATTATTATGAACAAACAAAATCTAATGAAATATTTTTACTGGTAAAAGATGATATGAAACCATATTTTAACTCTTTTGATTTAATACAAAAACCAAGTAAATTTTATTTAGTATCATATATACCATACACATTAACAAATATTTTTAATGAAAATAAGTTTATACCAAATAAAGAAATGCAAAAAAATTATTCATTTAAATCAGAAGAAATTATAACTTATGAAAATATTAATTGGAAACCAGTTCATAAAATGTTTGAGTATATTAGAATATATTTTAACGATCAATTAATGGAAGAATTAAATGAGGATGTATTTTTAATTAATTATTTTTTATATTATAGTGATGAAAGAAGAAAAAAATCAAATAATATTACTAAAATTCGAAAAACAAATGAAGAAAAATGGCAATTTTATATTCCATTAATTTTTTGGTTTACTAACAAACCAGGTTTATCAATACCATTAATTTCATTACCATATACTCAAATTAGATTAGTTTATAAATTAAATGATATTAAAAATGTAGTTACTAATAATTTGAATGGTGCTAAATTTAGATATAAAAATCAAGGAGTAGACATTTTAAAAAATAATCCGGAAATGACAATTTATTTAAATACTGATTTTATATTATTAGACACACTTGAAAGAAAATTATTTGGATCATTAAGTCATGAATATATGATAGAAAGATTTATTAAATCACCTATTAATTTTATAAATAATCCAGTTTTAGATACCAAATCAATAAAATTAAGTGGATTAATTAAAGATATTCATTTTATAGCTAAACCAATTAATCATACAGACGTATCATATTATCCTGAAGTTATTACAAATTATGATGTACGATATACTAAATATTTAATAGCTTTAAATTATTATAATCAATGGATTAAAGATAATAAAATTTATAAATCAACTGACCAACAAAAATATAATTTGGAAATAGAATGGATTGATAACATTAATTTGTACTTGAATCAATATTTTAATCTTACAACAAAACAAATTAATGATCCTGAAAAAATGAAAGAGTATCCTTATTATGATATTCAAAGATTAATTAATCAATTTGGAAAATGGTCTATTTACGACAAAGATTTATTAAAATATTTATATTTTTTCCAAGTTACTTATTTAGAAAATATATGGGAAAAATATTATTATACAAATGATGAAACATTAAAAAAAGAATATGGAAAGAAATTAGATTACAGTCTTACAATTTATTTAAAATATTTATATTCAAATAAAAAGATAGTTAATGAAATATCACCAGTTGAATCAATGATTATTAAAGTTGATGGAACTAATTTATTTGCTGAAAGAGATTATAGATATTTCTCTGATGTTTTACCTTATCAAAAATTTAAAAATAGTGCACCTACTGGATTTTATTCATATACATTTTCACTATATCCATTAGAAGATCAAAATTCAGGTCATTTAAATTTTTCACATTTTAGTAATATAGAATTAACTGTAAAATCCAACCAAGAAGCATTTAAAAATTATGGTTCATATAACTTAAATATGTGTGTTAAAGAATATAATATATTAAGAATAATGAGTGGTTTAGCATCTACAGCTTGGATAGACTAAATATTAAAACCCAACCCACCAATTCCATGAGAAACTCTAAATAAATTATATTGAATACCATAACATCTAACAATAACAGAATTTTGATAATTAATTATTGGATTCATTTTAAATTGTAAATAACTATCATCTACTTTACTAAAATTCATAGTTCCTGAAGGTTGAAGTTCTGTTGGATTTAAACCAAAAGAGTAATAATATACGCCAAATTGTTTATTCATTATTTTTGATTGATAAATTGGTACATTTATATAATATTGGTTAGAATCTAATTCCATTCTTTTTATTGAATTTATTAATAATGAATTGTTTAATATGAGATAATCTTTATTTGTATTTGGATAAGTGCTATAATTAAAAAAATCTTTTGATTCAATGTTTGATTTTAATATTGCTCTCCAAGCTATAAACTTAATTGGATTTATAAATGGTATTTTATAAATTGAATTAATTGAAGTTATCAACTGTTCTGGAATAGTCTGAATAACCGGAATTAAGTATTCATGTGAATTATTCAAAAAATTATATCTTTCAAAATTATCTAAATAAATATAACTAACTAATAAATAAGATTTAATAAATGATGGTTTAATAAAATTAAAATAATTTTCATCTTCTACTACTAATGTATTCGATTTAATAAAAAGTTCAAATTTAGTCTTTTCTCCTTGTAGTTTTAATTTTGTATCTTGATCATTATTTGGTATTTTAAACTTTCCTTTTATTTGATTATAAAATATTTTTTGATTTAATTGATCAAAATAAATGAATTCTCCTATAATTTTTTCATTTTGATATATTTGATAAAAATATTCACCTGGTTCTAATATACAAAAATTATTGGTTACATTAATATAATGACTTGGTGATATTTTGTAACATGATTCAAAATTATTTAAATCAATATGAATTTTGATATCATGATGAGATAAAGCTATTAAGGGTAAACATAATCCAGTATCTTGACAAAACCAAAAAGAAAGAGGTATATATAAATTATGGGTTGGTTTATTATCTGAATATTCATATAATTCTTTGATATTTCCTATCATTTTATCATATGATTTTCTATGTCCCATTCCTATTGTCATTTCATTCCATATATTTAACCAATCACCATAATGTCTATCAATTATTGTTCCTCCTATTTCTAATTCAATATAATTAATTAATACCAGACCTATTTTTTTAACCCAAGCAAATTTTTTCTGAGAATTTTCACTAATAATATCAGGTAATTCAACATATAGATATGTTAGACCCATTAAATCAGCATTTTTACCAATATTTACAGTACATTTGCGTCCAAAATCCGGTGTTGTTTTAAAATATTGTGGTGTTGGTTCTATAGAATAATTAGTATGTCGTTTATATGCTATTTTAAAAAATGTTATTTCTGGTTGAGCTGATAAATATATATTTTCTTTTCCAACTGAAACCAATATTAAAAGTCCTAAGCCCATTATACTTGAATTAGAAATTTGATCTTTAAATATTTATTAAAATTAAAAAAAATAATAATAAATAATTATTTAATTAATTGGAACAGTCTTTTTAGTAGTTGGATTTGTTTTATTTGAAATTTCATTAACTTTTTCAGCAATAGCTTGGATAATTGACATTAAACTATTTTGTTTTCTTGAAACTTTATCAAAATAATTATCACGAGCTTTAGTAAATTCTTTAAGATGATCAACAGTAAGAGATGTTTCTTTATCAGTTTGACCAAATACTTGTATTAAATCAGCATATCTTTCAGCAAATGCAATAAATTCGTTCAATTTTAATTCATTATTTTTTAATGATTCAATAAGTTCTTTAATCTTTTTCTCATCTTCTGGTTCAATATCTTTATTATAAACTTTTAATCTGGCTTTGAGAGTATTATATTGGTGATCAATCAAATCAGCTCTTAATGGTACTAATTGAGGTCCTCCACCATTTAATACAAATCTAACAGTAGGATGTATATTTTGTCTTAAATTAATTTCTGTTCTTAGTCTTGAGTCATTTAAAGCATTTCTAACACGTAATATTGCTGACGTATATGATTTTTTAGGTACTGCTTCATAAGTTAATCCTCTTTTAGCTAATAATGTTCCTTTAAAAACTGTGGAAAGATCAGATGGTTTATCACCATAATAATCTTTATTAAGAATTGAAGGATTATCATTAACTTTTTTAATTATTCCATTAAGATATTCTTGTAATTTTACGTTTTGAGAAATTGCTAATTTTTCATCTGGTTTTAATTTACCATTTTTTTCACATGCATTTAACCATTCTGACCAAGTTTGAACCATTTTAAAAGATCTATTAGCTTGTTTACTGAATTCATCATATGTTTCAAATTCGAATGATTTTAAAGTACGGTAAGCCATTTCTGGTAACATATTAGCAACTTCATTAGCTGCATTTGCCCAAAAAGTTGGTTCTGTTAAAAACTTTTTGCAATTAGCAACATTACCATTTGTAATACAGTCACCAAAATATTCGGCACAAGTTAAAGTATTACCATTATTGGAGATTGATTTTGGAACACCTAAACCAAAACATTTATCGTCTTCTTTTAATGATGCCAAAACTTTATCATCAGAAGTGTCTACACATTTTTCAGTTCCATTGGGTAATCTTTCCCAAAGTGTACCATCTAATGATTTACGATAATATCTTTCATTAGAAAGAGTCCCACTTTGAGATACGGGTCTCTCATCAAACCAGTTTGAAACAGAAACTTTAGTTTTTTTAGTAGATTGAAATAAACGTTTTAACATAAATGCATCTTGTCTATATGAAAATTGTTTGGCATTCATAATATCATTAGTAATTTTAGTTTCAATTTGAGTCATAAGTTGATCAGCAGCAACTTGTGTAGCAGCATTACCATTAACAGCGTTCCAATCACCCAAAAAATTTGCCATATTAGTAACGGCATTTGAATCGTTATATCGGGCATCAGTAGATGCATTTAATAAAGCACCAGTAGTAGGGTCAGTAATAGCACTCCAAGCAAGATATTGAGCAATTTGAACACCATTAGCCTGACCTGCAGGTGGAACTGCAGTTGGAGCTGCTGTAAATGTTAATAATGCTATTAAATTACCAGCGTTTCCCACCAGGGTGTTAAGAAGATCTGCTCTTACATTAAGATTTCGTCCTACAGCAGATCTATCTGCAATTAGTGCATTTGCTTGTAGATTTTTAAATGAGAAATCAGTAGCTGTTCCCCACTGTGATCTAGTAGGCATTACAGTTATACCACCTGCATTAGTTAAAGTAGCTAACAATTTCTCGCTGATAAATAAAGCCACAAGTTCTTCAAATGAACCGGGTTGAGCAT